AAGAATGTTATCGTTAAGAATATCATCGGCAACCACGACGCGCATAGCTCACTTTTCCTTGGTTATGCCTTGGAGAGAATGTATCATTCAGAGCTAAGAGTTACTGTCGATGTCCAGCCATCTAGATTTTGGTATTATAAGTTCGGCAAGGTCTTGATCGGATCCACTCATGGTGATATGGCCAAGCCGGATAAACTACCTCAAATAATGGCAGCTGACAAACCTAAAGAGTGGGGATCAACTAAACACAGATATTGGTACACTGGCCATATTCATACTAGGAACGTCATTGAGTCTGCTGGTTGTACCTGGGAAAGTTTTAGGACCTTGGCTGCAAAAGATGCCTGGCATAGTGGAATGGGTTATAGATCCGGTAGAGATATGTGCTGTATTCTGCTGCATAAAGATTTTGGAGAAGTAGGGCGCAACACTGCAAGCCTGGATCTTATAAGATCTCAGTAACCCAATCCAGGGACTTCTCAATATATTCAGCTTTGTTTTTTATATCAGTTGGAGTTCCATACATATCTGAAATGTTTTTGGACCAACCGCCTAATTCATCTTGCATATAACCAGGGCACTCAAAATTTCTTAGTCTGGTTTTAAGGGTATGACGGAACGAATGTGAAGTTGGAGATGATGGTCCTAAAATTCTACGCAGCCTTTTATTAACGGCAGTATTTGCGCTGCTTTTACCGTTTAGTGTTTTTAAATATTTTGGGAAAAGCCATTCATTTGAACGATCTAAACAACGAGCTGCAGACAGGGAAGATCCAACCAGGGGAATAATCCTTTGAGAATTTTTAGTTTTTAATCTACGTAAAGGGTTACGATGCAATACTATATGTGGGATCTTTCCCAGTTTAATATCACCAGAAGCTAATCCTACTGCTTCGGACGATCTCATTCCAGTATCAATTAATAATCCTATAATCTGTTCCCTTATATTATCAGAGCCAGCAACAATCTCACGCAATATGTTTAACTGATCTGAAGTAAAATCTTCCCTCTCTTTTCGATCTTCATTTTCATTAGGAACCTTTAGTTTGCGAAAACGATGGAAGTGATCTATTTCATGTTCTTCATATACAAAATTAAAAACTGCTGAAATCGAATTTAATTCTCTTCTTACTGCGCCTGTTTTAAGGGGAGTGCCTTTCTTTGTTATTACTTCTAACCTCTCGGATATGAACTCATTAATATCGGCTTTACCGTATTCATGGGGAGCTCGATCTCCCTGGCTAGTAATAAAACAGGTAACATCCCTATCAACTTTTTTATATTCCGCAGATTCTTTATCTAGTTTTTTTAAGTTAGCATAAGCTTCTACAAAGTCAGAAGCAAACTCAAGTTTCTTTTTTTTCTTTTTAAATGGATCAATGCCTTTAGCTAATTTCTTTCTATACTCTCTTACTTCTTCCCTAACTTCAGCTAAGTTAGCGTCATATTTACCCAGGCTTTTGGATGTTTTATTGTATCTAAACCTCCAGGTCTTGCCGCCACCTTCAGATGATGGACCAACCCGGAGATACAAACTATCATAGTCTGAATAGAATTTTTCTTTTTCTTCTGGCTTTATAGATTGTATGTATCGATCAGTTAAAACTGCTTTTCGATTTGCCATAATATATGTACTAGCACAATTACTAGCACAGTATATAGTAATATTGGGCGATACATTAAATAGATTTTATAAGAGACGATACGTAGCTATTTGCTCTATAGGCCGCATAGGGACGTAAAAAAAGCGGCCATTAAGACCGCTTGATAATGTTAATATGGTGCCGACACACGGACTCTAACTAAACTCTACCATCCTTGCTACTAAAGGCTTTATAACAGGCTCTCCATTTACTAGCACAAATACTAGCACAATCATACTATATTTCGTTCAGCTAAACGAGCGTTTAAATACTCTTCAATCTCCCGATGGATCCACCTAGTTGTATTACCTGCAATTTTAACAGACTTTGGAAACTTACCTTCCTTTTGTAACCTATAAATAGATGGGACAGATAATGAAGTCATTTCAGCAACTTGTCTAACTTTAATAAATTTATGTGAATATATATTCATAAGCACTCCGGTTGTATTTTTTTGTAATCAATCATTTCCCCACGACAAACTTTATTGACGTAGATCTGACCTTCAATAATCTCGTCCTGGTAGTCGATAGTTCCGACAAGTCCCAGGACCAAGATTCCATATAAAGATGCAGCGGCTATTTTAAAACTCTTCATACTCTGGCTCTGGCTCTGGCCGTTTGGCTGCAGGTTTAGTCTCTTCTCTAGGTTTATATAAAGACACTGCAATTGAATCCTTTTCTGGAACCGATGGAACACCAGCTGGATTAAAAGTTTTGTTGATCAAAATATATTTGCCACCATCTTTGTTTTCCATAAGGGCACCCATATTCTGATAACGGTTTTTAGATTGTCCACTACTGTCCAGGTAAGAACCTGTTGTTACTACTAGATCATAAAGCTTTCCACTCATGTATTTCTCCTTATATTTTTAAAATTGTGTACATCGCATGATGGCCTGTATTACCATGCCTATTTTGATGAGCCACCTGGGTAGATTCTATTTCATAACCATCCTTGTGTATCAGCTCAGCGATCCTCTGAGCAAGTGCAAATCCCCTTGGAAAATCCTGGCGGGATATTCCACCTGGCCAAGCATCAATGAGCTTCTGCAGCGTCTCGCGTTTGTTTGTCATTTTTCCGTTTGACATTCTTAACTCCTTTCTTTTTAGGTTTAATAATTTCTCCCGTCTCATTATCTAAAACAACAGGATCCTCTTCGATCACCGAAGCGGCCAGATCATCTAAGCCTTTGCCATTCGGTTTTGTTTTAGTATTAACAACCGTTTCAGATCGTTCATATTCATCAGGCTCTTCTATCCCACTAAATGAAAATGCGTATCTGGCTGCCTGGATCATTGCTTTATGACGAAGCATCCTCGCTGGCCATTGCTTCCAGGTTGTTGTATTACGACGGCACTCTTTCATGTACTCCGTTACTTCTACTGGATGTTCACGATCTTTACGAAACATCTTTACAGTTATTGAAATAAGATTGCCATCTTTATCCAAGTTGTCTATGCTTGTCATTCCATTGAACTGAGGATGGCGATTACACATTGTCATCCAACCATCAATTGAAACAATAGGACGAATACCACCCTGGGAAGGAAAAGCAAAGATCTCCCTGGTGATTGGATTAAGATCGTATTCTTTTGCAACTAAAAGAAATGCAGCGAACTGTGCTGGTGAAGTATTACCAGGAACAACTGTCTCCCTTAAAGTCTGCTCGAAGGCTTTAATCTCCATACCAAATTTATTAGCCATAGACTTAACAATACTTTTCTTGGCTGGCTCTTTTTTCTTAGTCATATATTTCTCCTTTATTTAAGAATAAAAAAGCGGCCCGAAGTTTCCACTAGGAATTTCTCATAAATATCCATAGCTTCATCTTTGAGCCGCTTGGTGTTAAAACGACATGATTTCCTCTCCTTCCATGTCGCTAGGGTATGACCATCTCCATCCTCCAAAATGGAATTGTTGGCCATAACTTTTTGGATCTCAACAGTTAGATCTTTTTCATCTACCTTGAGGTCCTTAATTTGTTGTTTAACATTTTTGAGTTGTGCAACCGTTTTAGTGGTTCCATTATTTGTTACCAATGTTTCACCGTTATCAACCGGCCACAGAGTTTTCATATCTGTTGCGCTGATCGGATCCGGTTGGACACCAGCCAAGACATTTTCGTTCCAGAATTTAACTTCAGCTGCGATCATTGCAGCAATTAATTCTTCATGTCTCGGGATGTGATAGATCCGGAAATCGGATCCAGAGATCAATACCGCAACATCAGCAAACTCAGCTCCGGTCACTGCCATATAATGTTGAACCTGGGCCAAGTAACTAGCTGGTATTTCGGTTGTAGTAGGATCCCCCCAATCGGAAGCAACCCTTGAAGTTTTAACCTCTAGGATCCCATCCTTGCCAACGATCTCGCGGTCCAGATTAGCGATAATAAAATCATGCTCTGGATGCTTTACTATTCGGTTGTTGCGACGGATCTTATTACCAGTTCTAATCTCATATTCTTTAGCAACTAGATCCTCCAGATTACGTCCCCAATACATAGCTTCGTTCTCTTCTGTAGCGGGCGCACTACCAATCTTATCTTGGTAAACGTCCAGCGGAGTTCTCCATTTGTTTTTTCCCAGGATCGCTCCAGCATCGGAACCCCCTATTCCAGAACGTCTAGCTTCAAGCCATTGGTCCCTAGTCATATCTAATATTGATTGTTCGTTTTTCATATTGTCTCCTATTATATGCTATTATTTGTATCGTGTGCTAGCATTTGTATCATTGATAGTCGGCAAAAGGTTTCTTATTTGCAAGATCTCTTTTCTCCTTATACTTGGTTTGTAACCTCTCTCCTTCTTTAATACACTCAGCTACACTTAGACCTTGTAGGTTTAAGGATCTAACGTATTGCCAGACTATATCATCAAAATGAGCACAAGCATCTTGAAACTTGTCATACTCGTAATCTGCTAGATCTTCTGCAAAATCACTCATTATTTTTTCTCCTTCTTAGTTGCAATAATAATTCCTCGCGCCATTGCCAGGATCTCTTTTCTAGTCATGCTACCTCCTTATCTTTAACTAGACCAAAGCCATATTTCTCAACCTTGTATAGATCACCGTTAAACAACATTAGATCACCAACAGAAGTTGATCGAGCTCCATCCAGATCCAAACCAAGGTAACGAACATTCTCGTTTTTGATCCAAGATTCTTCGATATTTTGAGTGGATCGGAAAGCATACTCAAGGGCGGCTTCATCTGTCAGATCATCAACCCAGACCTTGGCCACAACTTCTGGCTTGTCCTCGTATGCTGTGTGAATTACGATTACTTTATTCATACTACCTCCTTTAGATCGTTTTTGATTAAGCATCCGTTGTAAGCATGATTGATCGCAGTATTAATTTGTTTCTTTATCCGATCATTCTTTTCAGCTCGCTTTGCTTTTTCCTCCGCGCTCATCATAGTTACATTCTCAAAACTAAAAGTAACGTCTTTGTAAACATGATTAATCGCTTTGGCTTCACAAAGTTTTTTCCTTTGATCATTGTTAAGTTTTTCAACATCAACTTTTTTCTCAAACTTATAAACATCTTTTCTGCTGTATTCATGAAATCCATAAGTTTTGACATGATCATTCTCATCAAAATAAAGAACTAACACTGAGTCATAAGTCCGTTTTTTTGGCTTACACCATTTGTTAGTTTTAGGATTTAAAGTTTGAAAACACAAACGATCTCCTCGCTTAGTAGTTTCAATCCAATACCTTCTTTTAGTTTTGAATTTAAAACCCCAGGGATAGTTCTCGACTTCAATAGCATTATCGAAACTATCTTTGTTATAGATTATATTCATACTGCCTCCTTAGTTAATTCCAAGCAAACAAAGTTCCAGAATCATACGGCTCACAAAACCAGCCCGCATCTTCTACAATCTTGTTCAGTTTAGGATGAACTCCCATCACATAACATGGGGAGTTACTAGCCCAGTAATCAAAGATGCTTAAACCATCCGCTTTGACGTAATCTTCACTACCTCGAAACCAGATCCCATCTTTGTACTCTTCACCAAATTCGACACCCGGAGTGGCTTTCGCTTCCGGGATCGCTTTGTTGATCTTTTTAATTAAAGTATTTAGTTTCATTACACGTTCTCCTTCATTACAAACTCACTTGAAATATGAGAATCAATTAAACGCTCTTCGATCTCTCGAGCTTTTTCAATCCAATTCTCGCCATAGAGACGCTTCAACCATTTTGGAGCATCACAATCTTCCTCGAGGTAAACCCAAGGATCCTTCCCCCAGCGATCAACATAAGAGTAATTGGAGATCTCCCAATTTTCATTCTCCAGAACCTTATGACTCACTCTCAAATATCCATGCGATGGAGTAACAACCCAAAGCATGGGCTCGATCACTCGAGACTCGGCCCAAGTATTTCCAGCCATAACACATGGATCACCTGGTCCTCCTGTTAGTGCATATTCAACACCTGGTATTGGATGTTTATCCATTATTTTTCCCCTCGTAGTTATTGTTCATTAAATATTGATCATCACCGATCTTGGAGACAAACCCTAACTCCAATGCTTTGGCAAGCAGCTTGTCAGCATCTAGTTCAAAGTTCCAACAAGGAGCTTGAGCTATGAACAGTGAGTCTTTAGTAAATATAACTTTTTCATATTTCATTACGCTACCTCCTCCCTTAGTTTAGGATCTGAACACC